CAAGCTTGTTAGAAGCAGCAGAGATCCTTACAAACGACAACTTTAATATCATTAAGCAGAAACTTCAGGAGATGCAAGAGCGTCAAGAGCAACTTCAACAACAAGCTCAAGAAGCGGAGCAGCAGCAAGCTATTCAGCTTCAACAGATGCAGAACGAACAGCGTGAGCAAGAGCTTATGCTTGAGGAAGCTAAGATGGATCTTGAACGTTACAAGATTGATGCTGATAACCAAACTAAGATAGCTGTAGCTGAGATCTCTACTTATCGTGGTACTGAAGAGAAGGATATCAACAATAACGGTATACCCGATCCTGAGGAGATGTATAAGGTAGCTATGGAGCAACAGAAGATTCGCTCTGGAGAGTATGTCAAAGATCGTGAGATTAAGTATAAGAAAGATATCGAAGATAAGAAGATTGAACTCGAAAGAGAAAAGATGAAGCATGAAACTGAGCTTCAGAAGCAGAAGGATGATGCTGCTCTTGAACGCGAAAGAGTTAAAGCTCGTGCAGCTATTCGTAATAAAGTATCCGGAGAAAAGTAATTATGACAAGAAGTGAAGAACAAGAGCTCTTAGAGCTTACTAGATAGAACAATGAGCTTCTAAGAGCTATACTTCGCTTTGTATAGCACGATGAAGCTAATGATATGATGACTAACATCGTAGCTAATATAATTGGTAATAGAATAGATCCTTATAACTATGGGAAAAGGTAATTGGATTAAACAAGCAATCAATAGATGTAAAGCAGAAACTCCTAGAGTTTTTCGTAAAGTACAATATGTAGCTGGAGCATTAAGTGCAGCAGCTATAGCAATCAATGCAGAGTGTATGAATATGGGAGTTGTTCTACCTGAATGGTGGACATCCCTTATCCCGTATGCTATAGGATTCTCTACTGGATTGGTAGCATTATCATAGTTTACACAACGTTATGATGATGAAGGTAAACCTGTATATAAAACACAAGAGCCATGAAAGATCCTACAAAATTTAGACAAAGATTCACTTAGTGGAAGAATGGAGAAAAACCTTATGAAAATGGTTTGCCTAAATACTAGGATGGCAAAGATTTGCAATGGGATACATTCAACTATAAAATTCCATACATTCCTGAAAAGTCAATAAAACTTACAAATGCCGGACTTGCTACTGGCGCTAGAATCTCTACAAATATGTTAGACTCTTTAGCAAACACTGCAGAAGAAATAGGACTTCCTATACAAACTGCAATTGGACTTGCGACAAAAGAGTCAACATTAGGTAATCCTACTGACGATAGAAGCATGAGAACTCTATTATCTGCTAAACACAGAGAAGATCTCGAACATGAATTGTGGAAGCGCGGTATTAGAGGTAACGATCAATATGGACAGCATTTAGTTCCGGATGATGCAAAAACTTTTTATTGGGATCAGTAGTCACTTATAAACTATTATAATGGCGAACGTCATCTGTCAGATGCATTTGCTAGAAAAGAAAATGTAAACAGCTTACCTTCTACTTTAAAGAAAGGTTTACTTTTCTATAAGGATCATCCTGATAGATATAATCCAGGTCAAAAAAATTATCAACAACTTGTAGATAAGCGTGGCGCAGAAGTAATGTAGTCTCCAGAAGTTTAGAAGTGGTTAAAAGAACGTAATATTAAAAAAGCAACTGGTAGATTCAATAGGTTAAATCCTCTTCTAAATGAATCCAAATTTAATCTTCCTAAATATGCTGGTGGTAAAAATACAGAATATGTACAAGCAGGAACTGATAATTCGTTGGCAACGATTATCTATCCGCTTGGGTTTGGAGGAGTAGAGTACGGTAGCTATAACAAACACGCAGAATGAACTGCGAAACAAATAAATCATGAAAATAACAATAGAGATTGAACACGCTCCACAGGAGTGGGGATGTATAAGTTGTTTTGATTCCATCGGGTATTGGGAAACACTACAAGTCACTCCACAAGAATTATGTACACTAATAGATAAGTGTTATCATATTCGCGTTCACAAATATACAGACAATGAAGTCTGAATAAAATAAAATTATAAATTTAATTTATAAACCTATATTGCAATATGGCAAAAAAGAAGAATACTATTCCGAGTGAGTTCGAGAATCTTCTTGGAAATATTGGTTACTCTAATCCTGAAGAAGGTGAAGGTGTAACAAATATTGATGAGTTGAATACTTATACTGACCCATTCGAAGAAGATAAAAATAATCCAGAGCCGCCAGTGAAAGATCCTGAGGACGGCGATAAAGCGGATCCGACTGACGATCCAAGTGCGCATACTGACACTACACCAGAGCCAGATCCTGCGCAAGTTAATAATCCAGAACAACCAGCTGAACCCACTGTAGAGGAACCTGTAGATAATAACCAGGATCCTACAGAAGCAGATCTGATTGAAGCACAGCAAGTAGGTTTGCTCTTCGATGCGATCGGTGATAAGCTTGGTTGGAATATGGATGAGATTGATGAAAAAGATAGACCTCTAAATACAGAGGCTTTGGCTGATTACTTTGCTAATGTAGTAAAAGAAAACTCTGTTCCTGAGTACGCAGACGAGCGTATACAGGCGCTCGACGAGTACGTAAAACAGGGTGGCAAGTTTGAAGACTTTTACGCTAAGCAGCAAGAAGCTTTGACTATCGATAACATCGATCTCGAAGACGAGAATAATCAAAAAGCAGTAGTACGCGAATTCATGAAGTATAGCGGTTATACCGACGAACAAATTAATAAGAAAATATCTAGGTATGAAGATAGCGACGTACTTTATGATGAAGCGGAGGATGCACTTGACAGATTGAAGGATATTAGATAGAAGGAAGTTGAAGAAGCTACTAGACAGCAAGAAGAACTTGCTAAACAACGAGAACAAGAGTCTAGAGCATTCTTTGACAGTGTTAGTAAAGGAATTAATGAACTGACAAACATCAGAGGTATTAACGTTCCAAAAGAGGATCGTAAAGCCTTGTTTGATTATATTTTCAAAGTAGATTAGAATGGTGTTTCTCAGTATCAGAAAGACTTTAATAAGAATCTATCAAAGAACCTTATTGAGTCTGCATACTTTACCATGAAAGCTGACAGTCTAATTTCAACTGCCAAGAGAGATGGTGAGTCGTCCGCTACTGAAAAACTTAGGAAACTATTGCGGCATACAGCTAAGAATCATAGCTCATATAATGCCGATGATAAACAAAAGTCAGTAACAGACCTAGTTGCAGGTATGTTCTGATAAAGAATAAAGAATTTAAACATATATGAATAATACTTTACTTAATAATCTCCAGCTGTATCGTGGACGTCGTTTCAGCGACCTGGTAGATGAGAACATGATTTCTAACGCTTTGCTGACCAAGCCTCACGAGGTATCTGGTCTGCTTTCACTGGTATTCGGTACTAAGGATGATGGTATTTCAACTACTATCGATTTGCTGACCGGTGGTCTGGGTAAAACAATGATTATCGAAAACCGCGAGTTCGAGTGGGCTGTTCAGGTTGATTCTGATCATGCTGTTAACATTCGTTGGGCTAAGTGGAATGGTAAGGAAATTACCTATTCTAACTATATGACCGAGACTCCTGGTTTGAACAATACTCCTATTTACCTCGCTCTTGAAGAGCGCTGGTTCGGTCCTGGTGCTGTACTGTCTTTTGATGACTACAAGTTCCAGGTTCGTACAACTGGTCTTCCTTACCAGGATGGTAGCGCTTGGGTATACGAGTGCTATGTAATCGATGGTTCACAGGCTGCTTATATTCCTGGTGAGTTCCTGATGCCTGGTCGTCAGGTAAGCCGTATCGGCTCTGCTTACGAGGAGTACAGTGATGAGGCTGATATCATCAACTATCAGACCCCATTCAAGATGCGTAACCATCTGCAGAACCTGCGTCTGTCTTATGACATCACCGGTGATGCTTACAGCACTGTATTGGCTATCGCACTGAAAGATCCCGAGACTGGTAAGAGCTCTTATCTCTGGTCTGATTATCAGTACTGGAAGGCTCTGCGTGAGTGGAAGAAGAGAGAGGAAACAGCTCTGTTGTTCTCTAAGAGCAACCGTCTGAGCGATGGTACTTATATCAACAAGGGTACCAATGGTCGTCCTGTTCCCACCATGTCTGGTCTGTTTGAGCAGATTTCTCCAGCTAACGTTCGCTACTACACCAAGTTGACAGCTGAATTGTTTGAGGATTATCTGTTCGATCTATGCTACAACATCCTCGGTACTAACGAGCGTAAGTTCGTTGCTCTGACCGGTGAGATGGGTATTCGTGAGTTCGACCGTATCCTGAAGGAGAAAGTTGCTAGCTTTAACCTCGTTGACAATATTTTCGTAACTGGTTCAGGTCAGAACCTGACTCTTGGTGGTCAGTTCACAACCTATAAGATGACTAACGGTATTGAGCTTTCTTTGAAGCGTTGTCCTATGTTTGATAACATGGAACTGTTCCGTCAGTTGCATCCTCTGACTGGTAAGCCATTGATGTCTTACACATTCTTGTTCGTAAATATTAGCAACTTCGACGGACAGTCTAACATTGTTAAGGTTTGTCGTAAGGGTCGTGAATTCGTTCAGTGGTACACTGGCGGTTCTGTAGCACCTAATGGTTATGCTAACAGCATTAACACTCTGCGTTCTAACAGCCGTGATGGTTACCAGGTTCACTTCCTTGGTGAGGTTGGTATCATGGTTCGTAACCCACTGTCTTGTGGTATTCTGTACTGTGACGCTGAGGATACCGAAATTCAGAACAACGGTATTTGATAATAAACAATATATCAGATCTCTTGGGGGCTTCGGCCCCCATACAGATCGATTTAAACAACTCTAATGTAAATTATGGTAGTTGAATTAAAAATTAAAAAGAAGAATCCCTGGATCGGTTTAATTAAGTATAAGAACTGCTTTGATTATATTGCACCTTATTATACACGTTCTGGGTCGATATATACGGGTCTCACCCCAGAAGATGAGAAATATTTTGAAAAAGCTTTAGGTTACGAAGAAGGTCATTTAGCTAAGACTTCAGATTTCTGGCAGACTTTCTGCGTAAAGATTGGTACTAGAACATTGATACTCGACGATTCAATTCCACGCCAGGCTATGATTATTAAGTTCCTTAGTGGCCACAAACGTGTTGCTACATCTCTTGATAAACTTGATGCGGGTAAGGATTATCTATTGATTAATCGTGAAGCAGAGGCTGTAGAACAGAACAAACAGAACAAGCTGCGTAGAGATGCTATTAAAGAGTTTGATAAACTGTCACTCGATCAGATGCGTCAGTGCTTACGCTTGTTTGGTATGTCTTCAGATCGTATGTCTAATGAACTCGTAGAGTCTACATTGTTCGGACTTGTAGATAAGCAACCTAAGAAGTTCTTTGATAAGTGGGTTAATAATAAGTCCAAGGAAACAGAATATCTGTTGGAACAGGCTATTTCTAAGGGTGTTATTCGTAAGGATAAGACAAACTATTTTTACGGAACAGACCTTCTTGCTACATCATTAGACGAGGCAATTGCTTATCTAGACAATAAGAAGAACCAAGACCTTAAGCTTGCAATTATTAACGAAACAGAAAATAAGTGATCTAACGATCAAATGAGATATGACGCATAAAGACATATATACTAAATTCATGATAGAATATGACAAGGCAAATGTTACTTCGTCATATCCATCGTTAACAGAATACGAAGTTGCTACGGTTCTAGATAAAGCTTATAATACACTAATAGCTCAAAAGGTTACTGGTAATAATATACGTAGAATATCTTTAGAAGGCGATACAAAGTCAATTTCAGATTTGCAACCATTGATATATAGAGACTCTAAAGAAGTTGTAAAAATAACCAACACTAATATTTTAGAATCAGATGTTCCTGATGGGTTCTTATATTTTTTAAACGGTCGTCTTGTATGGGACAATTCTTATACTGAAAATAATGAAACAAAAGCCAAAGGTTATGATAATATAAGATATCGTTCCATTCCTGTAAAACTTGTGTCACACGATATGGCAGAAAGGTTTATAGCTTCTTCTTCTAATATACCGTGGATCAAAACACCTGTGTGTTATATAGAAGACAACAAGATATATACTGTATACGATTCTTTTAAAACCCCGGAGTTAGACGAAGATTTAGAAGTAACGTATATAAAAAAACCAAACCTGTTTGCAAAAGATTTAGATTCTATTAATAATCAATACGACATTTCGTATTTCAATTGCGATACTAGAGAAAATTATAATATTCAAAAATTATTTGAATTTGAATGTAATGATACTGTAGCAGAAGAACTTATAAGTCTAGCTGTAATATTCGCCCTTGAAAATGTAGAATCACAAAGACTTAATTCTAAACTTAACGTAAGAGGACTTGAAGCATGACACTAGAAGAAACAAGACAATTAGGTATTGAGTTTGAAAGACGAATTCAAACCATGATACCAGAACGAGAATTCTTGAATAAATTAGATACCGAAACCATTTATTCTTTTTTGAATCAATATTAGGATAAATATATACACGATATTTATAGAAATTTAGATAATATACCAGAAGGTTCTAAATTATCTGCTCATATAGAAAGTGTACTTCAAAGTTTACTTAAATCTGTAAATTTAGAAGTAGAAGGCGATGAATCTACAAATACAATTCAAGACCCGAATAATGTAATTATAGATACAGCAAGATCTCATACATTTGAATTGCCTGTAGAGTTTTATATGTACATTAGAAGTGTTTCAAACGTAACTTCTACATTTAGCTATAGAGGTAATCATTCGGCAGAGCAAAATATTAAAGTTCTTCCAAATCAATTAGTATCTCAAAATGATGTGTGGAAACTAATAGAAACCCCGCACGATAGTTTAAGAATACTTAGATATCCTGCAGTAGTACTTAATTAGCACAGTAATAGTAAGCCAACTATTACTGTAATATATGATAGATATACTACAATAACAGGCATCCGTGTTCTATATTATGCACAACCTGCACATTTTGATTTAATGACTAGTACACCATGCGAACTTCCAATGGATGCGTTCGACGATATCGTAACCGGAGCAGTAGACTTGTATGTACAATATGCTGCAGGTGCTGAAGCAAATAAACGTAGACAGGATGAAGCTGCTAAACAACAAGCAAGATAGAATAAAACCGATAAAGACGAAGATTAATTATGAGAGGAATAGATTTAATAGCGTCGTTTGAATTAGAAATAGCTAAAATTGACGATGCTTTAAATAAACCTGTCACAGATGACTCTCTATATTGGATTAATCAAGCCGTAGTAAAGTTTGTAAAAGACAGGTTTAACGGAAATGCTCCTAAGAGAACATCTTATGAATAGAATGAGAAACGTACTAGAGATTTAATAAATTTGTTACGCGAACAGACTATAGATAGTATATTCTTTACCGACGAACATCCGTCATATAATTCTTATGAATATCTATATCCTGCAGATATGATGTACGTACTAAACGAAGACGTGATTATATCAGACATGGAAGATGCTCATATAATGGATACTTGTGTATTTGAATGTACTGCAGATAGTTTTATGTATCGTGTAAACAACTCTCTTACTGATTTTCATTATCGTTATCATAGAGCTAGACCGTTGCGTGTTAGAACAAAAGAAGGTTTTAAACTTCTTACAGACAAGAAGTATAAAATTAATAGATATACGCTGGGATATTTAAAAGTCCCAGAAGAAATAACAAGCGAAAATCCTGATAAGAATTATGAGGATTTCGAAGATAATACTTGGTTAGAAATAATTAAAATAGCTGCGTAGATGTATATAGAGAATCAATCAGATCCTCGCTACAAAACTATTACAAATGAAGTTCTGACTCAAGAATAATTTTTAACGTGGAAACCCCAGCTGGTTAGGTCCAGTATTAAGAATATAGGGGGAGTAGAAAAAAATTAAATTAATAATATGGTAAATTATGTAAATACTGTGCTCGTTAGCAATCTGAATGCGAGTGCAATTGCAACTTATGCTCAGGCTACCACTAACACTGGTGCCATGGCTACGCCTTCAACTCATGTAGGCAAATTCGTAATCGTAAACTGTGACGCTAACGCAGATTCTCTGGACGTAACTGCAGCTAATGCAGGTAACGCACAGACGATCAAGGTTGGTATTGTTACTAAGAAGAACAACAGAATCGTTCTTCCAAACGGTACTACTGAATATCGTCCAGTTATTAAGTGGTCTAATGAAATTAAGGCTGCTGACATCAAGAGCTATTCTATTCTGACAGCTTCTGATTGGACAAACAAGACTAAGGAAGATACTATCGCAATTGACTTCTCTAGCCTCGATGCAAACCAGCTGAATTTGTTTGCTGAGGGTGGCAAGCGCATTATCGTTAGACTTACGTTTAAGGATATGCCTCACCGCTATCGTAAGTGGACTGAGAGTTACGAATATGTTACTGCAGAGAATGATACAAAGAACTCTATTGCAGATAACATTGCCAACATGATCAACAAGGAGTGGAAGCGTGCTCGTGTACAGGCATCTGCCAATGCTGGTGTTCTTACTCTCGTTGCTCTTCCTTACGATGACGATGATTCAGTAGATTCACTGAGCTGGGCAAACAAGGTTCGCTTCAACGCCAACATCTACTATACAGATCCTGCTGCTGATGGTTGGGAGTCTACAAACAAGCACTTCCCAACAGGAGTAACTATTACTAAAACTCCTGGTCAGCAATATCCTGCAGAAGCTAAGCTTGTACGCGATCGTGAAGCTTGGGCTATGGGTTATCAGGGTATTCTGAATCGTGGTGAAGGTACTTGGCCAATCATTAAGCCTGACATGGAGACTCAGCTTGGTGCTGATTACGATGCAATCACGCTCGAGTTCGAAAACATGTATCGCGCTGCTGATGATATTCAGCGTAAGACAAAGCAGAACCTTGAGATCTACTGTCACGATACTTCTGCAATCAAGGCTGTTCTTGATGCGTTTGTATCTGGCGTACAGCAAGATGAAAACGTTCTGCCTAACCCACAGGTAGCTAACGCAACAAATCCTTAATAAACTAACGATATAAGCTAGGGGTAGGGCACTGCCCTGCTTCTAGCTTTTTTATTACAACAGCATTATGTAGAAAATTAGAATAGGAAACGACATAAGACTTGCTGTAGAACTTCGTTAGTATGTTAGTGGTAATAAAGTTTCAGAGCGCATGGTTTATAATCCAGACGATGCTGGGTTTGAGAACCGTGACAACAACGCCTTTGTAAACTGGTATGAAGTTTATCCTAGTGAACAGGATGGAGAAACTTTTGATGCTAAAGCCGGAACTAATTCAGTTTGTATCAGAAGTGTAAAAGCAATCCTTGTAAACGAAACGCTAAAAAAGAAAATTATGGACGATATTAAGAACAAGACAAAATTTGTATCAAGATTCCCTAGAGAACCTTATATGAGAGCTTTCTGTTCTTCTCCTTATAATATTCACAATAGCGGTTATCAGACTTGGAGAGCATTTCCACAAAGACACATGTTTGCTTCTTATCACGGATTTGGCGTAACACCTGATTGGAATGATATCTACAGACCACTTCCTAAGAGGAATGATGTAGAATATATAGCCAATGCAGCTGCAACAGATAAGTAGAATATTGTAGAGGTAATGTTTCCAGCTGAACATCAGCTTCATACTGGTGTATATTCACTTATAATTGTAGCAAAGGTATATGCTCCTGGATATAATAGTCAGAACCTCAGAACTATAACAGTAGACGTTCCTAACGTATTTGAGCTCGTTAAGACGTCTTCTGAGGGTATTGATAGCGATATATATATAGACACTTCTACACTGTTAGACAAACTTCCAGAAGGTCAAACATATATTCCTGATGTTGAAGATATATATGTAAGACAAGGATGGGTTTCTAATGATAATGGAGACGTTATAAATTTAAACAGAACTGACGATTCTACAATACAAGTAAACCTAGATAGTATTACTGGTTGGTACGAAGGAGATTGATTATGGAAAAGTGGAAAGACATCACCCAGTACGCTACTGCTGTAGCCGCGCTCGCTAGCGGCGTAGCTTTAGCTTTCATATAGTATTTCGATGCTGGCGATCTCACCAACGGAGTGTTAGGTTATGTTGCTCAAGTATTAGTATATGCTGCTGGTATTTTTGGAGTAACTATGTATTGGAATGGCAAATATCGCGAAACAATGAATGCGATAAATGCCAGATATAATAGATTAGAAAAAGCATTGTATGATAGGAACGACACTAACATGGTTAGTAGTCAATCGAAATAAGCTCATAAAGGCCATTTTAGGCCTCGCTGTTGGTGTTTTGCTTGCGTGGGGTATAATTCTTCACAAACAGAATAAAACGCTGTCAGAAAGCCTAGAAAGGGCTTAGAATAACATTGAGGCCTATTAGGGCTCCTTATAGGGGTCCTAGTAGGCTAATAATGTTTTAAGGCTTACTGTAGATGAACTACAAACTTATAACGATAAACTCTTGCATGATATAGATAGCGTTAGAGCTAAATTAAAAATAAAGCCAAAACAATTGCGTACAGCTGCAACTTAGAGCTAGTCCATGAACGTTATTTAGAGTAAAGAGAGAAAAGATAGTATATATAAAGATACTATAAGATTTAATGATTTAACTTCTGTTTCATACTGTTTATCTAAAGACAGTGTTACAATAGGGTTAGATATACATAACAAACAATACTTTTACATATACGCAGATAGGCACTATAAGAACAAAAAGAGTTTCTTAAAGCGCTTATTTACTTTTGACTTTAAGAAAGTAACTACATATGAGTATAAAATCGAAAATACAAACGATCTTATACAAACAGATAGTGTAAAAGTTATAGAAATAACATAGAAATAATGGCGAAGATCTCATTAAAAACTATTACAGATGATATTCTTCTCCTAGTACGTAATAATAATATAAGCGAAAGCGAAGATCTTTCTAGAGCAT